ATTAAAACTATCTGGTCAAGATCTATCTCTGCATTATCCCTTGATACATCACTCATATTTCCTCTTTGTCTACGTATATAGTTGACCCAATTGACAATTGATGTTGGTGGTTCTTTAAATCTACGTAACTCACCTACACGTCTTGGCTCTTTTGATTCAACGACAACAAAACGATTGAGAAACCCGTCAGCTATACGCCCACTATTCAATGCCTTGTAAAAGTTCTTCGGCACTGACAGACCAACCAATGTAATGGCAGGCTTGTGTGTAACACGGCTCATCATCATTTCTTTATATTGTTCTTGCACATTCATCAATGAATAGTTATCTGGCCGCAATGTTCCATGACACCTACCCCAAGCTTCCATCAGTGTTTGTATGCCATCTTCTCTATTTGTGTTTTGTGATGCGCCAATGGCCTCCAGTCTTTTACCAAACTCATCCATGATGGTTATTTGTGTAGGTCGCATTTTAAGAACTGAGTGAACTGCACCAGATGATGTGTAGCCATCTCCTACTACAAGCTTTTCATGGTCACTAGCGTTTAACACTGATTCCACAAATGTTTTAATGTTTTCTTTACCTTGTCCTGACTTTGCAATACCCATGAAATACATAGATGAAAAGTTGTTCATGTTTGTTCTATAAATACGTCCACAGGTTACACTTGCTAATGCTAAGGCACCTACTAAAGACAGCTCTGGCTGTGGCACTTGTGCTATCTCCTCACAAAACTTAAACATGTCTTTAAGTAACCCAGGTGGATTGAACAGATCTCTAGGTTTGTGTATGGTTTCACTTGCTTGTACAAACAAAGGTGCGATCTGATTTTTTCTATCATGTGTGCTTTTAACACTTGTAACTACTCTTTCAATCTCTTCTTGTGGTAATGGTGGATTATTATTTTTGTTCCAGTTTTGTAGAAAGATTTTTACAAACTCAATGTTTACATTTTTAGATATTAGATAGCCTGCTATTCTTGCGGCCTCATCATTCCTTGATCCTTCTAATACACCATCTAATAGAAAAGGTGCTGTTTGCACGCTTGTTTCTGTTTTTGGAACGCCAGTAATTTTTGCAAACTCTATTTCTGTAAAGTCAGGTAAGTCTGTGTGATCTGTAATTTTCCAATCAGGAAACGTTATAGGTTTATATATTTGTCCGTTAGCGTGTCTGTTCCAAGGTGCAATGATTAGTCCACCTACACCTCTTATATCTATTAATCTTTCAATGGGTGTCTCTGGAGTTCTCCTTGTAGCAAAGGTGGTGTAGTTTTGTGGGTTGTTGTAATAGTAGTGCATACCTTTACCAGTAACAACTTTGAAAGGACAAGGTGGTAAATTGTTCTCCACCCAATTCATAGCCTCTGGAGAATCAGCATCTACGACAATAAACTTACCGCAAACAAGAGCAACAACTAAATTATCCTTACCCTCAAACCATGACTTTACAAGGTCTCTAGACGGTCGCTCCTGTTTATATTGCTCCCAACCTTTCAGAAAAGGTGGTGGCTTTTTGTTAGATCTTTGTAATGGAACAACGTTATAGCCTTCGTCATAGTAAGCAAGTGCTTGCTCTAAGGATGTGTCGTCCTCAGTAATATTAAGCTGAAACACACTAAACTTCTGTTTCTATGATTTCAGATATAGGCCCGTAAATAGACTCGTAATCTAATCTCCCATCAGTTGCTCTGATAATTTTCTTAGCTTGATTGACAGTTGGATTTCTATAGCCATATCTCCAAGACTTAACGGCAGCTTCTGAACAGCCAAATTGTTTTGCAGATTCTCTTTGTCCCAAAAACTCTATATACTCTCTTAGTGTATATCTTTTGACTTTTCTTGTAGTGTGATTTGGTTTGATTCCCATAGTTTCTAATTCCTTAAGTTTTTCTGTTGCTAAACTCTTTGTACGAAAAAAGAAATTTGCTTGCCAAGTAATGTTCTCTTGCTTGATATTCTCCATTTGCTTCTCCTGTCATCATATTGTAAAAAAATAAATTTTACACATGGTAACGATTTAGTGTATAATCGTCAAGTAAATTTATTTAGGAGAAAGTATGGAACTATCAAAAAGAATCGTATCTCCGCAAAAGCTTGTGCAAAATCAAGGAGCAAAAATCTTGGTGTATGGCATGGCTGGAGCGGGGAAAACAACCCTAGCAAAAACATGTCCTGGACGAGTGCTTGTCATAAGTGCAGAGGCTGGCTTACTTGCAATCAAGGATGCTGACAATGTTGAAGCTATTGAAGTGAAAGAAGCCTCAGAAGTCATGGAGCTTCATGACGCTTTGAAGTCTGGCGAACTACAATATGACACAGTTTGTTTGGACTCAGTATCTGAGATAAGTGAGATTTTATTGAATTGGGAAAAGTCTAGAAGTAAAGATCCTAGAATGGCATATGGTAATGTCCAAGATTCAGTGGGTAATCTCATGCGTGCATTTAGAGATTTACATATGCACGTTTTATTTCTATGTAAAGAAGCCGTTATTAATGATGATGGTGTTCTTAGACATGCACCAAAAATGGTTGGTCAACAGCTTGGTGAAACTGTCACCTATTTCTTTGATGAAGTGCTTGCATTACGCATCATAGAGGATCAAGACGAGGAAGGCAGAAACACAAGAAACAGATGGTTGCAGACCGTCTATGGTCAGGGATATAAAGCAAAAGACAGAAGCGGTAAGCTGGATGATTTTGAAAGGCCTGATATAAGTGCCTTAATTGAGAAGTTAGGGTTTTCATTAACAAATATCACAAAGGGGGAATCTAATGAGTGATTTTAGTGATGTCGAGTTTTTCGACAATTTAGAAGAGCAGTCTACTGGCACACCAGTTGCACCAGAGGGCGAATACAATGCAAAGATTATTGCAACTGACAAATACAAATCTGCAGCAGGAAACTGGACTTTAAAAGTTACGTTTCAAATTGCTGGGGGTAAGTATCGTGACCATAACGAATGGTATAACCTATGGGCTACTAACGAGGATAACAAGCGCATAAGCACTGAGATTTTTACCAGGCTTACTAAAGCTGTTGGGTATAAGAAGTATCCAGAGAATCACAGTGACTTTGTTGGCAAAGGCCTTAGGTTATCTCTTAGCAATGTTGATGACACCTTTACTAATAACGAAGGCAAAGAGATCAGCACTAAGAAAACAAAGATCAAGTTGTATCTACAGAGTGAAGACTCAGATATGACTCCTCCGAGGGAGAATATCCCTACTATGTGATAAAAGGGGCGCAAGCCCCTTTTTTTTATTTATCGCTATCTGTAATGGCTATGTAAGCCAAAGGCAAGACAATACTTAGAGCAAGTATTAGTAGAACGGTTTTGATTGAAGTAATCACATGTTCACCATTTTGTTTCTTAGGTATGACAAATAAAACATTGCCTTATCTAAATCTTCTATGTTTGCATCTTTGTGATCCTCACGCCAAACATATTTGAAAACCTGTCCCTTACAATACCCTTTAAACTCCGTAAAAGACAAAGCTGATTCTATAGCCTCTAAGCACTCAACCTTGCCTTTTGTGTAGTGAGGCGGGTGGTTAACGTTATCAGTCATTTTGATCCTCTCTATAAAAATTGCCAGTATTCAGCTCCACAACGTTTGGACTGTTATAAATAGTAGCAGGCTTACCACCTAAAACTTTGGTGTAATCGTCTAAGTAATCGCTGAGAAAGTTCCAACCAATCTCCATATCAGCATGATTCATTTTGAATACTTTGTTTGCATACGGAGGTTTCTTTTCTTGTGCTACAAACACAAAATCTGCAACCTTAAAACCAGCACGTTCAAACCCACGCTTATACCATGCAGCTTGTAGATCATACGAGTAACGCCTTACCGAATTGGTAAACCCCCTTACCGAGCAATCACTCGTTGTTTTATAATCTACAAGCACAATGGCATCCTCTCCAAAATTGTTATCAAACGCATTACAAACGACATCTGCTCGTGTTTTACACAATAGATCTTGTTCATACCAATAGATTGATACTTCTTTTGGTGACTTAAAAACTTGTGGATAGTCTTCACCTGGACGCAAGTATGGCTCTGCTTCTTGCACTAGACTATTGTTCATACTGTAAATAGTGTCTCTTTGTTCTTCAGTTATAACTGACAAACCTTTTGCAAGACTATCTTTCTTCAGTTGTTTGTTGGTATTGGTATAAGGCGATCCTGTGATAGTAACGACATCACTAAAAAATGCGGCCTCACCCTCAACAATCAATGAATGTGCAGCTGAGCCAAACATCATTGCAGGTGTTTGCTCAACCACTTCTTCTAATGCATGTAGCTGACTCTGACTAAATCTTCTTATATTTGATGAAGAGATACCTAGGCCATTGTGATAAGTGTTGTTATCAAGGTTAGGAAAGTAAGCAACATCCCCTATGATTACATGCTCAAAGTTTTCTAACATATCTGGTATTTTCATACTGGCTCCCTTTTAACAGTTCTTATGGTCTCTCTAACTAACTTGCGACCATCTTTTAATGTTGGTGCACAATCTAGTGCCATTTGTGTAAAAAATGCAATACCGACATGTGCAATATGTATAACACCTAGATCTTCAACTTTTTCAGTTAGATCACATAATCCCATGCCAAATTCATTATGCAAATTTTCTAGACGTTGTTGTTCTTCTTTAGTTGGTATCTTCATGATACGTCCTTGTCTTGTTGCAATTCATTTATTGCTTGTTGTAATTCTTTGACAGCAACACCGATTTGCCAGATAAGATAATTAACCTTATCACGCTCTATTTCTTGTTCAATGTCTTGTTTAGACTTTGGTGGTGCATAAGTTATTACACCCTCAATGATTTCAGATATATCTGTTTTTGGTTTACTCATACGTTTCTCCTATAAATGTTTTTGTATATTAACCTAAATTGTGTATAATGTCTACATATAGTAAAACATATTTTACATAAAAGTAGAAAAAGGAGTATCGTAATGAGTAGATTGAAAAACTTACATATGGATAAGAGAGACGCTTTTGATTGTGCTAACAATGATATTATTATGGGCGAATCTCAAGATCTTGTGCAATCATATATAAAGCACCACAAAAAAATATTGGGAAGCGTGCCGTCTGATCCACAAGCTGATGTGCAGAACTTTAAGTATGAAGATGTGGTGCAAGATGAACCACCTTTTTATAACTATGACAGCTGGGGTCGACCAATCTCTTAGGTCAGTTAAGGAAATATTAAGTTGAATATTTTGCACCATTCAAATACACGTCTAGTTGGCTCTACTGGCGAATTTACTTCATCACCATCTACATCAAATCTTCTCACTGCTAATTTACACAAAGTTATCAATACAAAGGATTTACTAGAACAAAATAAACCTGAAAGAGCTAAAAGAATTTTAAATAAAAATACTATGTTGGGTGAATATCATAGAGCAGGTGTTTATTTATTATATTACCAAAGTGTTGTAGTTTACGTAGGACAATCCATATGTCCCTATCAACGTATCTATCAACATATAAAATATAAATTGTTTGATGAGTTTAGAGTTATGCATTGTGCAAAAAATAGACGCATGTATTGGGAAGAAAAACTTATGAAACATTTTCAACCTAAGTATAATAAAACTTGTAAATGAAAGTATTAAGTTTATTTGATGGTATGAGTTGCGGCCAGATCGCACTAGATCAATTAGGTATTCCTGTAGAAAAATACTATGCAAGTGAAATTGATAAGTATGCCATAAAGGTTACACAGGCTAACTTTCCAAATACAATTCAGGTTGGGGATGTATGCAATCTAAATGCAGAAGATTATAAAGATGTGGATTTAATACAAGCTGGGTCACCTTGCCAAGGATTCTCGTTTGCAGGTAAACAGCTTGCTTTTGATGATCCGAGATCTGCATTGTTTTTTGAGTTCATACGCTTACTTAGAGAAATTAAACCAAAATACTTTTTACTTGAAAACGTAAGAATGAAAAAAGAGTTTTTGGAAGTGATAACAGATCAATTGTCTCAGTGTTATGCGCCAGAAGATGTTGATAATCAATTCTTAAATGTTTTAGGTGAGGTAAGGTTTGAGCCTATCTTCATAAATAGTTCTCTTGTCTCAGCACAGTCAAGGCAGAGATACTATTGGACTAATATACCTGGTATAAAACAACCAGAGGATAGAGGTATAGTGCTTAGAGATATATTGGAAGACAGCTTTGATAGTGAAAGAGATAAAGCACATTGCATAGATGCAAATTATTACAAAGGTGCAAGTGTTGAACAATACAAAAAGAAACATAGAAGACAGTTAGTTAATAAGCCTATTAAAGTAGGCATGAATGTAGAGGAGGTTAAGGTTAGGAAGCATAAGGTTGATATTTTGTTATTACAACAAGCGCTTCGTGCTTACAAACAAAATAGTAAAAAAACTAACAAACAAATTGCAGATGAAACAAATATGCCAATCACTAAAGTAGAGCATTGGTTTAGAACTGATAGTAGCTTTGCTATACCAAGCGATGATATATGGTTTAGGCTCAAAGAGGTTCTTGGCTTTACATCAAGCGTGTTTGACAAACAGATCATGGAGTTTGAATACAGGGATGGTGTATTTGAAAGCACACAAAGGGTTTATAGCGATCAAGGAAAATCACCTATCT